CTCCAGGAGTAAAGGCCGGAAAAGCAACTTCACACTGATATGGTGATACAGTTCCTACACATGTTACAGAAATAAGGGTGGTCCCTACTGTTGCGGTATCAGGATAATACTTAAAAGTGTATCCCTGTGCTTCCGCTAATGTTGGAGCAGCCTGGTCCCACCCTATTTTAGAACTACCTGTAGCTGGTGGCTGTGCATATGCCACCGATGCAAAGGTTACTATAAGGACAGCTAAGAAGTATGCTCTTTTCATGATATCCTTATGAAGTCCAGAAAATCCATTCTGCTGTAGGAGCTAATTCACAAGATACTGTAAGTAATATAAGTAGTATTGCAATAAACCATTTATAATTTCGATTACCTAAATCCATGATGAAACCTACTTACAACTTGCATTTTAACTGGAGCATCAATTCCTCGCATATTACGATAGTATGCTGTCCAATCCTGATTACCCTGAAGAACTTGAGTCATCTGGTCCTGTTTCTGAATCTTCTCAAATTCTCTAGACGCATCCATAAAATACCTCTCCGCCGAGTCACATGCGTATCTAAGGTCATCATAAGGGTCATCACCCTCAAATGTCGCCACATCCTCCGCAGGCTTGTTATCCCTCGGTTTATCATAACTACAAGCTCTAATACTATCAATCATTAATGGACAACAATTAGGATGCCCCTCATGTATCGCTTCGTCACAACGAAATATCTGTAGTCTAGGAATATTTGTCTCCGGTTCAGTAGGTTCAAACAGTTTAAGATATGATTTATAATCATCTAACCCTTTATTCCTAAGCATCCACATTGCATATTCTTCACTGTAGATCGGCAAGTCTGATGCTGGAACAACTGGTTTTAGCCTCCATCTTAAATATTCATGTAGTAACATCTTTCCTGAGATTCGACTTCCCGGAGAATTATTACTCAGTTCTATCGGCCTCCCTAATGCAGTTTCAATCTGCTGTTGGATAGTATGTTCTTGTCCCCTATCCTGACTCGCCGACCTACAGAACTTAATTACTCTAGGATTGTCTCGTTCTACATAATTTTTAACTATCGGTGCCCATTCCTCAATCTTGGTTTTAAGCCAAGTTAATTCGCGGTATAGATATAATTTCTTGCTTGGTGAAATTGCATAGAAACCAATATAAGTCATCGCCGCAAATCCCCAATCTCCAATGACCATTTTAGGCCACCAATCAGGGATATTAAATGGCGGAATTACATGCAATGCGTTTTCGGGTTCATCTGGATAATGCCTATCCCTAAATTCATCAAACACTTGTCCTTGGTAAGCATCCCAATCACCAAATTTACGAGCTTTACGCTCCGCCTCAGACGGAATACCATCCAAACGAGCAGAATATTCCGGGTCAGCATGAGGATTATCAACAACAGTTGAGTGAACGTAAAACCGTTTAACATTACCTTTTCCTACGATTATCTTACCACCATCTACGCATGGTGCAACAAATCGCTTCTTAACAAAGGTATGTCCGATTCCGCCTGGCATCCCTGCTGCTCTAATGATAGCAGGTAACTCAGAGACTTTAGTTCTGACCCTCGTGAAACCGATGTATAGATAGATATATTCAGTAAAAGAGGTAAGTTCGTCGGGAGTGAATAGATTGATTTCCATTGAATCGTATTTATGAACATCTGATTCCTCCTCACAATGTGCGAGAAATATCATCGCACCATCATTCGAACCACCAGTTCCACCGAATTGGTCAGGTCTAGGGAAGGTCCAGACCATATCAGTTTTATTAAAAGTAGCACCGAACTTTGGATATATTTCTCGTGACCTCGGAACAATCTCATTCCTTAACTCTGGAAAAGTCCGACGCATGAATACTTGTTTGAAAGTTGGATTCTCATGCCAGCGATGGATGAGTCCATATACAAGTAATACATCTGACTTTCCACTCGCATTCCCTCCACCATAGAACGCTTCAAATATACTAGTAGGAAGTGATAGAAATATCTCCTGCTTCTTATTTGGTTTCCAGAATCCTCGGTCAAATGCCATATTACTTTACGTTGACCTTGTTCTTAATATCTTGTTCAATTCGATTAATCTTCTGAGATACTGTAGCCGCACCTCCAGCTGCTAACAATGCAAGGAGAGTCTGATATGTAGCCTCGTCAATATAACCCATTGCATGAAGTCCCGCGAGGACCGCGACTATAGCTGCGATAATATAAGTCTTGTAACCTTCTAACATCTCTTGTATCTCCTTGATTGCTAATGCAGTTTGGATTACTTCTTTCCACCATTTCATATCGTTTAGTAAGGCTGGATTATCCTTTGCCTTACGAAGTAGTCCATATAGTTTCTGAATTCTATATAAGTTTATGATATTACCTAGACCCATTATTATATCTTCTTTAGAATGACTTTAACTGTCGCCACTCCCATGTTCTGTAAGAATCCCCCTGAGAGTTCGGACATTCCATTCGCAAGCGCTACAGCAACACTATCCGTAAAAGCTAGAATATTAGACTGTTCGAATGATGCCCCAGCGGTTTCACAGAACATATAAGTATATTTATTTGGGAGAGCATAAATCTGCCCTGCAACCAAATCTGTAACTACACCAATAGGGATTAATTCAGTCATTAGAATCCCCTTATAATTACTAGAGCATCCCCGGCGGTACTACGAATAAATGCCCCCGCGACTGGAGATTCACCATCCGTAAGTACCATGTTAATATCGGCAGCAAACCCTACAGTATTAGACTGTTCAAATGCAGCTCCGGCAGTTGAACTGAATAGTATACCAAACTTACCCGGAAGGGCATAGACTACATTCTGAGTAAGAGTTGTAGGAATCCCTCTTTGAATCAATTCTGTAGCCATGACTATTCCTTCGGTTCAAACACCTTCATGTTACGAGAAAAGGTTTCCCACATTAATTCAACTTTAAGTTCAAGTCTACTTATAGCTCTAGTAGCTCTAGCAATAGCTACTAGTATTCCTAGATTAATGCCAGTATTTATTGCTTGAACTAATAAATTTTCAGTAATTACCATTTTACTCTTTCACCTGAACGATATCGAACACTTTTTCACTTCGCATCTGTGGACTATAGAAAATGAATGTAGGTCCACCTGCCCCATTAATCTTAGGAACATCAGGTTCCATATTTTTAATAATAGCAGACATATCTTTAGCTACGCCCGCGATATCTTTTGCCTTAGAGGAATTAATCTTTTCCTCTGTTAAAGCATTAAGAGATATCATTAATCGCTTACGTGCTTTCTTAGCAATACGTAGCTTCGCACCATTGATATAACCTACATCAGGTCTATCATCATAAGTTGAAGTTGAATGTGCGCCTTGACTATAAGCCGAAACTGAGGAAGGACTAACACCGAATCTGTCTGCTAATTCTAGTGCACTCGCTCGACCAGATACTACAGATTCATCACCAATTAGTTTTCTTAATGATTCAGGGACTTCAATATTATTATCACCTCGTCCTTTAGATGGTAGATTAGTTATAATACCTATATCCTTACTTGTGGGCATAGGTGGACAAGGAGACACATTTTCTAACTCTTTATCGAAATCAGAGTCAGATACAATTCCCATTGGCATGATTCGCTCCGTTCATGTGGGATATGAAATCACAATAGCGAAATTATGAAATCACAATAGCATGATTCGTTGAAGCGATAGTATCAGTAATAGTCGTAACACCTGTCAGGTCCAATTCCTTCGTAGGACCAGTCAGTTCGCTACCCTGATAAATCTGAACAACCTGTCGCTTAATATCAATAGTAATTGATGTAACTCCCGCGAGAACTGCTGCTGTAAGCTGTTTCGCCGGACCAGTCTTAGCTGTAACTGTCGCTGTACCTGTTGGCATGTTACTATCTCCTTTTTACTAATATTAATCACGATTTCAGGGCTTCGCCCCCTGACCCTTATTATACACGAAACAGGATGAAAGTCAAGTTTATGAAAGTTCTATAGTTCTAAATGAGCGGAGCGAACTTTTTATATAAATAATTAAAAATATTATATGAGATATTTTATTGTTTTTTTCTGAAATTTTGGGCTAAGTCAGGTGATTGCTACGGGGCAAATTCCATGCCAACTTTTCGTTCAAACTCTGAGCGGTACTCCGGTATGCCTTTTGCTTAGGAAATGATAATGCTACCCGAATTGTAGCCAGTGTCAAAATAATACCCCAAAGAATGTAGTCTGTAAACTACTGATAGGATTGAACTTAGACCTCGTGCCTCGATTCAGGGCAAATCAAGCCCCAATCTATGATGCTTCCGTTAGACTGTTGAGAATATCGACGCGAAAACATTAACAATTCAGCGAGTTCCGACCTCGGGAGTTGGCACAACGGTTGCTATAGTATAGGTTAGTCGAGTTGCTCTTTGAAAACCGAATAATCCCGGACTGGCCTGAATAAAGGACAATCATGCAGACCAAAGTCGGCAAGTTCACGTTCTCAATCCCGGAAGGTCATCCGCAGGCTGGAGAGAAGATTGAAAAGGTCTTCGAATACCAGCTGTGCGACAATGACTCCGAGGCTACTACAACGGTCACTGAGAAGAAATGGTCCGTTGTGGGTATGGTAAACGACATTCTCAAAGCAAACGCCCGCAGCAATGCATATCAGGCCGCATTGCTTCCCTACCGTCCTTCTGAGGTATCCGCCGAGGATATCAAGGAACGAATGATTCGTGACTACATTCGTCTCGGAATCTCCGAGGATACGGCCCGCAAACAGGTTGAAGCCCTTCTAGCCGCTTCAGCGTAATAGGTTTTAGTCCGAGATTATTCGGTTCTTTTTCAAACTATTGGAGGAACTATGGTTACTCTTGAATTAGACGATGCTGCCGCAACGGAATTAGAATACGCTATCAAGTTCCGAATTTCCAGTATTACTTCAGTTAGTGTCGGTTGCCCGGACTGTATCTACCAGCGTAGGTTGACGCATAAGTATTGCGATTTCCATGCTAACATGGTGGCAATACTCGAAGTAACTCTGATGCGACTTCAATCCCTTGGATTCAACCTTCTCTCGTGATCCCAGGTGGGGTCATTTTTTCGCGTGGGGGCGGCAGATTGCTTATCGTAACAATCGAAACTTATAGAGGGGGCGGCTGCATTGCTTATCGCATCGTTCCATCCTATACAATTCCCTTCCATTAT